AATGCAATATTTTAACCATAAAACAAAAACCAAATGATCTACAAAATCGCATGCGGCGTACTGCTGCTTGGGGTGATCTTCCTGGGAACGCGGCTCAAGGTCGCTGAAGACCATACCCAACAATTAATCGAAGACCTCACGGAAAAGCGAGGCGAATGTGTCCAATGGAAGGACAAATACAACAGTCTGAATGCCCAAGTGGATACGCTCCTAGAGCAGAACACCGAGCTAATGATGGCTAATCAACAACTAATTAATCAAACCCCTGAAACCGTTATTAAATATGTTAAAAAGACTAATGTTAATCGCCGCGCTTCTGAGCAGTTCGTTCAGTTACTCACAAAGCGTTATGTCATCGAGCAGTGATAGCCTGATCTACACTCCTCAATACTTGTTTGAACTGATGGTCGCTGACTTGGAACAGTGCGACCTGGATCGTATCGAACTGAAGAAAGCCAAGGCGGAACTGGCCATTATCTATGTTGACCTTGCCAAGAGTCAATCGGCTCGCGAAACCTTGAAGAGCCAAATCAATTCCATGAGTGCTTGGAATGATTCGTTATCTACCGCTAACATGAACATGGCCTTGGAGAACCAGCGCGCGATGGACAAGCTTAAGCGGGGTCGCAATTGGTGGAGGTTTGGTAGCTTCTCAGGTTGGTTGGCAGCCGTTGCAGTTCATTTCAACTGGAAAGAGTCTTGGGTCAACTTCGGAAAATAGCCCTAATCACTGGCATCACAGGTCAGGATGGAGCATATCTGTCCGAGCTGCTGCTGTCCAAAGGTTACAAGGTCCACGGCATCAAACGCAGGGCGAGCAGCCTTAATACTCAGCGAGTCGATAAGTTCTATGAGCATCCCGACTTCCATCTGCATTATGGCGATGTGACTGATTCTGCCAATATGATGCAGCTGATCAATCAGATTCGACCTGATGAGATTTACAACTTAGCCGCTCAAAGCCATGTGGCGGTTAGTTTTGAAATGCCACTTTACACGGTCAATGTAGACGGAACCGCGATTCTCGGCATTCTTGAGGCGGTCCGTTTGCTTGGCCTAGATTGCAAGATTTATCAGGCAGGTACCAGTGAGATGTTCGGCAATGCTCCGGCACCACAGAGCGAGGTGACTCCGTTTCAGCCTTGCTCACCCTATGCTTGTGCCAAAGTGATGGCTCACCATCTGATGGTAACCTATCGCCAAGCATATAACATGCACTGCGTGAACGGTATTCTATTCAATCACGAATCGCCTTTAAGGGGCGAAACCTTTGTCACGCGCAAGATTGTGGATGCTGCCAAGGCTATTTTTAATGGTAAGCAGAATATTTTAAAGCTAGGCAACCTCAATGCCACCAGGGATTGGGGTCATGCCAAGGATTATGTCAGGGGTATGTGGCTCATGATGCAGCACCCCACGCCCGAAGATTGGATTCTCGCCACTGGACAAGTATGCACGGTCCGCGAATTTACCACGAAGGTCTTTGCAAAGCTCGGAGTCAAGATACACTGGGTTGGCACAGGAGCTTATGAGGTTGGAATGGACAACAGTGGCAGGATTCTGGTTCGGGTTGATGAGCGGTACTACCGCCCCAATGAGGTGGAGTATCTGCAAGGCGATTCCATCAAGGCTTATGAAAAGCTGGGTTGGGCGCATGAGTTTACTTTGGATGATTTGATTAATGACATGATGGATGCGTAAAAATGCCAGGATATATATCGCAGGCCATACAGGCATGGTCGGTTCGGCTTTGATGGAGTATCTGACTTCTAAAGGTTATAAGAACATCATAGTTCCAAGTCAGAAGTTCGACCTATGCGATAAGAACGAGGTTTGTAATTGGTTCAGGATAGCCAAGCCTGAGTATGTGTTCATCTGCGCTGCCAAGGTCGGAGGCATCAAGGCCAACAACCAGCATCGGGCTGACTTCATCTATGATAACCTGATGATTCAAACGAATCTGATAGATGCGGCCTATTTGTTCGATGTGCGTAAGCTCATGTTCCTTGGTTCTAGCTGCATCTATCCGAAACACTGTCCACAGCCAATCCAAGAGGAATATCTGTTGGGTGGCTATTTGGAGCAGACCAATGAGCCTTATGCCGTTGCCAAGATTGCAGGCATTAAGATGGTGGAGAGTTATCGGAGGCAATATGGCTGTGACTTCATCAGTGTCATGCCGTGTAACTTATACGGCCCGAATGATAACTTCAACATCGAGACAGGTCATGTGATTCCATCGCTGATGCGCAAGGCTCAAACGATGGACCATATCGATGTTTGGGGAAGCGGTAAGGCTCGCCGAGAGTTCATGCATGTGGATGATCTAGCCGAGGCGATGCACTTTCTAATGTGCAATTATTCCGATGATTTACACATCAATGTAGGCACCGGCAGGGATATGACCATCGAAGAGCTGGTGGATGCCATCTGCGAGGTGAGTGGTTTTCGTGGCTCAATCAGCTTCGACAGGAGCATGTCTGAAGGGGTTATGCACAAGCTATTGGATGTGCGCCGTATCAACCAGCTCGGATGGGTGAGTAAAATAAATATCTATGAGGGGTTGGAACAGACTTGGAAGTGGTTAAATTTAGCCCATGATAAAGGTCACATTAGAGTTTAACCTCGCCAATCCTGAGCATAAGAAGGAGTTCATGCGCTATACCAAGAGCTTTGAAATGGCTATCCTTCTGGATAATATTCAGAGTGGTTTTGTGTTCAAGAATGTTGTCACTGACAAGGATTCCCAAACCTATATAGATGGGGTTGAGGATACGCTTTTGCAGATCAAGACCATGATGAAAGATTACGATATCAATGTAAAGGAACTGATATGAATAATCTCGAAATCCACAACATGTTGAGCGAGCATCGGCGCAATGTCCTGCGGTTGCTTGACATTGACCCTGACTTGAACTTCGCAGAGAAGATGAAGCTCATCGGCTATACCAAGCAGCTCCGCAAGAGGATGGATGACATGGCCGCCAATATCCAATTACAATTCATTTCCACAGATGCAGATCAGTCAATACATCACGCTGGAGGAAGCGACCAAGAGCCAAACGGCGATACGGTTGGGACTTTCAAACATGCCAGGTCCTAAAGAGATTGAGGCCATGAGATTGGTAGCTTTGAATTGTTATGACCCTCTCAGAAGGTGGTGGAGAAAACCCATTGGAATCAGTTCGTTTTACCGCTGCGAGAAACTAAATAAGGCCATTGGAGGCAGTAAGACCAGCCAGCATGTTAAAGGCATGGCCATTGATATTGATGCCGACATGCTCCATAACGGCATCACCAACAAGATGATTTACGATTGGTTGAAAGTGAATGTGGACTTCGACCAATTGATTTGGGAGTATGGCGATGATTTGAATCCTGCTTGGGTTCATGTGAGTTACAGAGGCAGGGGAAACAACCGCAAACAATTATTGAGGATAGGATGATTGACCCCAAACAAAAAGCCCAGGAGATATTCTTTCTGCACTGGTTCGATACTTATAGTAAACTTGCCGAGCAGTCACGCTCCAAAGCATTGGATGAGGTGGATAAGAAAATTATAACGGATTACTCCAATGCTACCTATTGGCAGGAGGTGAAAAAGGTCCTTTTGACCTTCGTATAGGCACCATTGCGCCGACTCCCCATTGCCTGGTTGATGGGTCGAAAGTGCCGTAAATCAACACATCTTTTTTGGTCAGATAACCTACCGATCCCTGTAAGGATACTTGGTCGGTCTTGGTCACATTGCCACCGACCATGAGCATGGATGGTCGGTTGTAGACATTGGTAATGGTTTTGATTGGAATCTTGAGGCGATGGGTCAGCTCACGCGACACTATCTTGTTTTGGCTTATTACCTCTTTTAAGACTATTTTAAGCGTGTCAGTATCAACGGAGTCCAAGTATGTCACCTCGCTGAAGAAAGCCCTTAAAACGGCTCCTGTATCCACATTAGATGGCATTGGCTGATTGATGATGTTGATGGGCTGACCGGGAGGAAAGTTTATGGTCTGAGGCGGTAGGTTCACGATGACCGTATCCGAGCTGTATGAAGTGTTGCTGAAGCTTAACGCTCCAGATCTGCGCAGGTCGATGTAGATGGCCACGAAGACTATCAGGAAAAGCAGCAATATGATTTCTCTCAGTTTCACTTTAGGATTACCTTGTACATAAGTGAATGACCCATCTGCCTTGTCATGTTGTATATAATGGCATCCCTTACGATATGCTTGAACTTTCCAGAGTTGCCTGGATATGTAACAATGGCGAATGACATGGATTGGTTGGAAAGCATATTGAAGAAATGGGGCGCATCGGTGGTCCATACCAGCACATTGGTTGAACCCCAAAAGGCAGGACTCATATCGTTTGGATAGTCCTTGTACTTATTCTCCCAGCTCTCATCGGAGTTCCACCATTTGGATTTGGCATCGTTCATGTGGAACATGGCCGCATCCCTGGTGCCATCGGCAAGACCGTTGGCGAATGTGAACAGTAGGCTAGTCTTATGCTCCTTTAGCTTGAAGGATTGGCCTTGAGAATTTAAAGAAAATAATGCCGCCCCTATGATAATCAAGAGGCGGCACGGTTTAACCAAACAAAGATTCATAGAATTTTTCTTTCACCCATTCTTATGCCAATGATTCCAAGGGCTGTCAGGATGAGTTCGGTGGCTTTTGTCAAATCACCAGTTTTGTAATAATGTAACAGGGCCAAGCCGATTAATCCCATGCCTGCCCAGATTGCTTTAGATTCCCACCAATTTTTCATTTTAATATGATATTACCTGTTAGAAACACTTGTACTGATTCAAGGCGGTTTAAATGCCCTTCTAAATTTACGACTTTTAGAATTGTATCGCAAAAGTTTCTGATGCCGATGGGATCGCCACAGGGTACATAGACATCCTTGTAGCCTCTGCCTTCGACCTCACATATGACTGGCTTATACTTTGTCAGCATATAGAGGCCGTTCATTTGTCGAGTCAGATATAATTCCATGTCAATGCCTTTGAGATAACTGTGTGCGATTCGCCTCCACCGCTTCCCGAAGCCTGTCGATTTCCTCTTTATGGTTATCGAGCCTGGTATCATGTTTGATTACCAGCTCATGGACTTTCTCCACTTTGCCTGTTAGCGAGCTGAATTGATATGCGGCTATGCCTAGCAAGGCCCATGTCACAATATTCTTGACCCAGCTTATATCATTAGTGTTCCCCTTAGTTGTCATGGTTGTGGATTGTCAAACCATCCATTGGCTTGCATTTCGGCCTCAGTTTGGAGTAGTGATTGTTCTGATGGATTTAAGTAGTTAGTTTGATCTTCAGGTATCATCAAAGCGGTAAAAGGAGGCATTGTAGGATGCGTTATCCATCCGTACCAATAGGTGGTGGTTGCTTGGTCGCAGCCAAGCTCCGTGGCGATTTCATCGCTTCGGTCCATGGCATCCTGAGAAGTGGCGTAGATTAGGTAAAGCATTAGATTCCGTAGTAATTTGTAATGTTAGTTTCAATTCCAACTCTATTTGAAGATTGGTCATTTGCATAAAATATTACTTCTTGTATATATCCTGTGCTGTTAAATCCTGTCGCTATTCCTGATCTTCCAATCTGATTAAAATTTCCTGCTGATGCATAGGCAGAAATGGTCAATGTTTTTGAAACTCCATTTTGATAGGCTGACAAGTTTGTACTTATATTGAATGAACTTAATAAAAGTTGATTTGTACTTGTTTCAGCATAATTACCATATTTGGTCCTGTTTGAAATATAATGCTTACCATCATTGAAATGCATTAATACATAAGGAGCAGAACTTACATCTGATGTTCCAAAATAAACAAGTCTATTTGAAGCAACTGGCCTTCTACCTACAGTAAAACAAGAATAATCAGTATTACCATTTATTGATGCTGTCAATGTAAATAAGTCAGATGAAATGAAATTTACTGCTGGTTTTGAATTTACTAAATCAATTGTTCCTGAATTTACAATTCTTGGCTGATCATTTGCAATTGTTTGTAGACCATGATTATTGTTTCCACTTTGATCATACCATTTAGTCACAAAACCGTTACCAAGTCCTACAAAATTTACTATAGCTGATATATCAAGGTCAAGACCACTGAATCCTATATCCTGCTCTGTATTGTCAGATGATCTCCTGACCCTTATCGCTGAACCACTATAGGTTGTTGATAATTTACGCAAGCTATATGCAGCAGATGCTCCAGGATAAATATTAAGTAATGTTATTGGCACCGGTGCAGGCGGCGTTATCTCACATGGTAAAACATTGAATGAAGTTTCACTTGGAGTTCCAGTATTAAATGTTAATCCACCAAGATTATAAGCGTTGTTGATGGTTACTACATAATTAAAGCCATCCCAAACAGATGTGACATCGGCATTTGTAGTTCCTAACAATGTATTTATATAGCCTTCTAAAAGAACTTCATTATCTATGTTTATTGAGGCTAATGCTGTTGGTGTAGCTCCACCTAATTGAAAGAAATCAATAAAACCAAGATTATAACCATAATCAAACCTGGCCTGATAGCAAACATTCTCGCATGAACCACCAAATACAGTTACTTCTCTAACATCAAATGGGTATAGATTTCCAAATCCATCATCTAATGTAACGGTAGTTGGTTGGGTTCCAATGTAAGATACAATTAGGGATTGACCTCCAGCATTATTTGGATACCAATAATATCCTGATAAATAAACATCAGTTCCATCAATTGTCCAACCTGTCCAATTAAATGCTCCCAAATCCTGAGAGTTTATAACCAGATAATACAAACAAGGCTCAACCGATTCGCTCGGTAGCAGCCCGATTATTTGTTTACCCACATAAGATTTGCAGCAATCAATACTCATTTTTCAGGCAGTTTTGAAGGCAAGTAACATCGCCTTTGATTTCACAATTAAAGTCAATCGCCACATAGGCGAATCGGTAAACCTTGGTCTCATCCAACAGCACTCCTTTATTCTCAGCCTCCCAAATCGTGACTGAATCGGTGTCATAACCTGAGACAGCACAGACAACACTAACCGCGTTTATAAGCGTGGCGGTTGACTGCATATCGGACTGAAGCACTCCAATCAGCTCGGCAGCTATGATGTCATCCACTAGGGGCGAATCCTCCAGCTGCGCCTTGGGAACAGCAACCACCAAGCGAAGTGGGAAAGTAGCCGTGATCATCTGAACCGTATCGGTGCAGCTGGTCAGGCGAGTAGCGTTCCTATCAATTTGAACCGATACATTTCCACGCTTGCGGATGTATGCCGTGCCATTCTTGTCGAAATTCTGGACATCTACATAACCTGCCTTAAAGCCCTTGTAATACATGGGGCGCAGTGTTCCATCGGTACGCTTGATGATTTCGCAATACTCATAGACAGTATCGAAATATCCGGTACCCATCAACTTATCCGATATGTCACAAAAAAGGTCGTTTATCATGCTTTGCCTCCGAATAATTTAGCGAATTCAAATTTAATATCTTCAATAAAGTTTTCGACTTCCTGATTGGTCAAAGCGAATATCTTTCCATAGCGAGATTCCAAGCCAGCGACCTTATCGATATTGACATTCCTTTTCAATTGGACTGCATATTCATGCGGACCTAATTGGGTAGGAGTCGGAACGGAACCATTCTCAAAGTCCGATTTGAGGTCTCCGCTCAGTTCCAGGTTGACAAATCCGCCTCCTGATGGTTTACCCAATATAGCCTTGTAATCCTTGTAAGAATCAAGATATACGGTGGCATGAGGCTTGCCGTTCTTGAACTTGGTATCTCCATTCTTGCCCCTTGGCGTTCCAAGCTTGGAGCCACCAAAAGCCTTCTTGGGATTAAGATAAATGGGATCTGTGGAATTGTATTGCCCTATCTGACCACCATCAGCATTGCCGCCTTTGGTGAATACCCTGAGCGAAACTTCCGCCACCGAGCCATAAGATGCCAACCGAAGCGGAACATCATTGGCTTGAATTTCAAGCAATGCCTGTTTAAGCTTTAGGTTGAACTCTTCAATGGTCATGGCAGGGTGATCTTATGTCTGATGGGAGTGTTACACTGGAAGCAGCGGTTATTAGGCAGCTGCATGTTGCCAAGCCAATTGCTCATGATTTCCTTGTACTTGTTCACATAGAAGCTGTGGCGTTCCTTCAATTGGTCTATGTTGATGGTATGGTGGTTAGTGGCACGCTCGCCTGAAGTGTTATAGGCAGCATCAGCCACCAGGATCTCGGCGGTCTTATAAGCCAACGGCAGTGCGAGGTTTTCCGCATGGGAACAAATCCAACCCATGTGATCGCAAGCGATATCATAGACCAAGCTCATGCCTGCTGAATGATTCAAGCCTGTCACATTATCATCATAGAAAGAACCATTAACCTCGGCTCCATAGGCTGACAAATAGCTGTTGTTACAGGAAATCTTACCGCAGCAAAGACCCGATTTGATTGGAGTTGTGTACGCTCCTATCCCGGTGGTATCATAACCGATGAACAGGTTCAACGGCTGCTTGTCGGAGTAGTATGTTTTATGAAGGTAGCCGCGAGAGATTACTCCAGCGGTTGTGTCGATGTCGATTGTATCAAGCAACAGGTTCTGCCTCAAGTCCCAAACTTCCACAGTAACCGTAGTGGTTTGGTCAACAAGAAGGCTTATTTCACCGATACTGACTTTGTAGAATGTATCGGATTGGTTGAAGCTCATCTCAATTCCGCGATAGTTGCCGTTGCCAGCGATTACGGATTGAGTGCCGTTGTAAATCCCCAATCGATGTGAATCAACCAGGCTTTGGGCGTTATATTGCCCTTGGAAATAGTTGTAGATTGTTTGAGACATTTCACGCACGGCATGGTCTACCCTTGCGTTGAAATATTCTTCAGCTGTGCTGTATTGAGCCGTGATGAAGCTCTCGATATCCGCCAAGCTAACGCCTACATCATCGATGTAAATCGAGCTTTTGGGAGCAGGGGCGTTACATAGGTCCCTGACTTGTATAAGGTCTTTGAAACACTCCATGCGGATATGATTAAAGGGAGGAGCCTTTACAGCCCCTCCCAATTAATGAATGAAACAGGATTACGCGTTGTTAACTTCGAGCAAGTTCACGAAGTTCACACCAGCAGAAGCACCAGAGCAGATCAAGTCAGTTGGCAAAGCAACAAGCTTGGTTGAAGTCTGCATGGTCATGCTGATCTGACCGCAGTTGTTTGATACAATCAAGTCAACTGGGATGCCATAGCGAGGAGTGGTCAATGGGATGATCTCGAAGTTGCTGGAAGCACCGGAAGCAAGTGGGCTGAAAGAAGCTTCAGTTCCTACAGTGTAAACAAGCAACTGCATGGCTCCAAGTTGGGTCATCAAAGACAAGTTGTTGGAAGCGAAAGCATCAACAATATAAGGATCCCAAGCAACCACTTTGCCATAGCGGCCCATGATGCCCATAAGATCCATGCCATCAGTTCCGCAGCAACCTACATTCAACAGGTCAGTTGAAAGGTAAAGTTCAGAACCACCGAAGATTCCGATAGGAGCGCAGTAACCAGTCTGCTTTGCAGCAAGGTCGATTTCAGGCAAGAAGTAAGGGTTCAAAGCAGTGCCATTTTTGGTAGCTACTTGCTTAACAGCACCAGTCACATTGGATACATCAGAAGCCCAACCGCCTACCAAAGCAACTGATTCTTCAGCTGTCTTTTGAGCGATTTTCTGTTCGATGGCACCAGCCATTGCGTTCAAACGAGCAGCGATGAAGTCTTGGTTTGAACGGCAGATGGTAGCCAAATCATATACGGAGTAAGATTCGCCGTATTTAACTTTTTGGCAGATATCCATTGAGTATTCAGCGGAGTTGTCACCACCTTGGTTGGTAGCGGCACAGTCCAAGTTGCACTCAGTTACCTCTTCTACATTGGCAACTGGAATGCCTGAATCGTAGCGAAGGATTACAGTACGAGTTTTGGCACCACCTGGGTTAACAACCTGGTTGATACCTGATACATTCTCAGGAGAGGTCAACATGCCCAAGAAAGCCGAATCGCGGCCAAGGGTAGCGACATTACAAGTGGTGAAGTAAGAATTTAGCTCAAGCTGCACATCAGGGCAAGCGAGCAGAGTTGAAGAACATGACATGGTTTAGTATGGATTTAAATGTTTAGAATAAGTTGATTTTGCCCGATATTGCCGTGGCTTGCAACAAATCCACACTATTGCAGTGGCACGCACCGATGCAAATATAATGAAAAAGGCCGTGATTTCTCACAGCCTTCCAACCATTAATTAAATTGCACTACTTAGAAGCCCTAGGATGTATGCGCTTTCCTGCCGCCATTGCCGGTGCCTGTTGGTTCGGCATGGGTCTAGGATTGCGGTTGCCAAGACCGAAGCCTTGGTTCATGACTGGTACCTGTGGAGCAGGTTTGCCAGCATGTGGGTTGGTTTCGCCAAGTCCAAGCTCGTTCACTATCTCCTGCATGGCCTCTTCGGCAGGCATGAAATCTCCAGCCTTGACCTTGGATTTGATGCGCTCACCATTAGCGTTCATGATGATCAATGAGCCTGTATCATCCATGTCGAATTTTAGGCGGTTCTTGAGGATAGACTCGAATCCTGCACGCTCTGCCTCGTTTATCTTGGCTCGAAGCTTCAGTGATTCCTTGGCTTTTGCCACTTTATAGTCAATCTCCTTCTGCTTCATTGCAGTGGAAATGTCGGACTTGTATTTTTCAAACTCCTCGCCAGTGCTTTTCCAAGCTGCTTTGATGTCGTTTTTTTCTTTCTCAATTTTTTGGATACGCGTTTCGTATTCGCGTAACCGTTCATCTGATCCAAGTGCGGAGGATTTTTTGACATCTTCGATTTGGTTTATATAGGTTCCCTTCAGCTTGTTCATGCCAAGAGCAAACAGTTCCTCATTCTTTTTGATGGTCTTGGTTTCCTCTTCGGTGATTTCAATGCCTTCCTCCTTGAACATCTGCCTGATCTTGGTCATTTGGCTTCCCATCACCTTGCCAGTGATGGCTGATGTCAGGTCAGGATCCTTGACCACATTTTCTTTAAGTACGAACTTTTGTTGGAATTGCTCCTTGAATTGGTCGAAGTTTTCCGCTTCGATTCCTGCGAACTCATTCAGCTGCTTCAGGTCTATCATTTGTAGTTTGTTTTGGTTTCCGACTTTTCTTCTTTGGTTCTTCGGATGTCGGTTGCTCCGATGTTAGGGTATCAACAGTCGGCTCAGCTGGAGCTGTCTGATTGGTTTCAAGAATCACATATCTGTTCTCGCTTACCTGCACGATTTCTCTTGGTGGCGTTTCAATAAGCACCCATCCACCCGATGCCATGCGAGCAGGATTGTTGTAGATGGATGGTGGAAGCATGGCCACCCGACCTGTCTTCATGCTTGTTGCTTTCTTTAGATGGTTCATAAAGGGGTGATTTTTATGCAAATATAAGTAACAAAGATACTATTTTATGATTATAATTGTGATATGAAATATATCAAGGATAAATTTGATGGATGTTTCTGGCCCATAGTAGTAACGGCTTGCGTTATCATTTGGTGGTGGATCATCACATGATACTATCATATTGCCTATTCATGCTATGTTTGGCATTGCTATGCTTTGACCAAATCAGCATCAGAAGAAAAAAGTAATATATTTGTTCCGTTTGGTTGTTTGTGATTGGCCGCCCCGTAAGGCGGCTTTTATAATCCAAGCAAATCAGCCTCGGTCTGAGTGGGTTCAAAACCCCACTTTTGTATGGCTTCCCTAACCACAGTTTCAGGCACTCTGCGAATCGATACAGGTATAATCGAGTGTCGGCAGTTGTAACCACCGGCATAGGAATAGATGGTCTTGGAATTTGTTCCAGGTATTTGGCCTGTCCATTGACCACTGCTTACTCCACCACCACTATAATCTGAGGTCGGCCAATCTTCAATCTCTTTGTAGTAAAAATATTTATTATGCCTATTTGAGCAGAACGGTCTTGTGGTTTCTATCTCACTGCCCGAATAAAAGAACCATTCAGCTTCCAATTCCTCACTGACCGCACTGGTATAATTCCTATCGGCAATGGCGAAGGTATCATGGGCAATCTGCTTGTTATACTGCAAAAGCTTTCCATCGACTTCCTCATCACCAGTGACAATGGTCTGAAGCTGCCTGACCGTTTCCGTGAAACCTGCATTGGAGCTGATGGCGGTTTCGATATTCTCTCGAACCACATCGGCGAAGCGTTGGTTTCCGATGGCATTGACAAGCAAGTCAACCGCGTTTCGCTGGGTGGTTCTCAGCAGTTGTTGACTTACAGGTCTGGGAGTGAAATCATCAAAAGTCTTGGCGAATAAGTCATTACTGACTTTCGCTTGTTCACCCATCTGCTTGGCATACTCACTAACCGCCGTGATGTATTCCGAATCGGAAAGAATCTGCTGCACCAATTGCTTCACATCGGAAGCCAAGGCAAGGTTGGAACTATTCAAAACCAAATTACCTGCCGAGTCAACAGTGAGCTGCCGAAGTATGTCCACAATCTGTGGGAATAGCTTCTTCTGGGCTATCTCTACCTGAGTTAAATACTCATCTGGAACGGTGGTGAGCCGCCGCGTTTTCTCAGCTATCAGCTCACTAATCGTTGCCATTAGATGCCTGCTACTATGTTGCTAACTAAGGATTGAGCGTTGAAAGGAGCAGCGGTAGTTAACTGGATATTGGCTGCGATATTTTTGGCACGCTCCACCAATTGAGCCAACTGAGTATCGAAGTCCTGCTCAAAGAATGCAGGATTCTCCATCATCAAAGTATTAACCAAGTTAATTGCCGAATCATGCAGGACCACTTCCCATTTATCCACCAAGCCTTTGGAAAGCTTAAGATTTATCTCATCCAAGGTCATGGTCAAGAGTCGGTCAGCCTGACTGATCAAACTGAATATCTGCTGGCCTTGCACATCAGGATAATAAAGAGTCTGCAAGTATTTATAGATGATAGACTGAATAACGAATGGAGGCTGCTTGGCCATGATGGCTTCATTGATCTGAGCCAAATAATCCGATTCAAGGTAGAAATCATAATTCACAGGTCGCTTGATAGTAGGCTGTCGATAATTCTCACCATATCGCATCAATCCAACCATATCGATGCACCATTGGTACATATCAAACAGCTGCATACAGTTCTGTTTGATTCCAGCGATGAGTGCCTTTTGGTCAGATGCCGCCTCGGTAGCTGTGATGCCTTCACCGCCTTGGACCTTGTTATTGGTTTTCTTGAGGTGTAGAATCTCATAGGCTTGGTTCATGTTATGGGCAATCTCCTCACGCAGAAATCGAGGCGTTTCAGTGGATGGAGCTGCGTAGAATATAGCTGAATCAGGGCTGATGTTATCGCCTTGGGAAGTATTGGTCTGAGGCTTTATGAGCAAGGTTCCATAAGGACTGATTCTGTCCTTCAATCCTGAGCCGTTACATTCTGGACACATCGACTTGCCACCATCCATTCGGTAATGCCAGCCACCATCACAGGTCAGATTCTCGCCATCCACCTTGATTTGGAACTGACAAGGATCGCCAATCATGACTCGGTAAGGATAGGTGCAGGTCGGCTTGATTCCACGAAGCAAAGCGGCATCCAACAGAACCTCATCCAATACATCAGTAGCGTATAGGAACGGAGACTGTTGCATCATGGTCTCATCGATTTGGATGCTGATACCATCCACGCGCTTAACAGGAACCATTCCAGTGGCGTGGTTGAACCATTCGATTATCTCGAATTGATTGTCAACCTTCTTTCCTACTTGGATGGCCTTGTATATCCATTGGTCATCAAAAATGAGATAAACCATCCCATCCATGACCATCTTGTTATTGTACTCAACCTCGCTGCGCTCTTCGCTTTCTATCACCGCATATTCCTCATCATAAGCCAGCACGCGAGTAGTATGGTAGAACTTGGTGTAAGGCTCAACCAAGGCATCTGGGTTAAGCACTTCCTCGCCTTCAATCTCAACCGTGTCAAGTTCATACGGCATCACCACCACCACTCCCATTGCATCCATGAGCTTCAATGGAGGCAGGAAGGTGAACACGAATTGATCCAAGCTGCCATATTCCGGGAACTCGGAGTCTAGGTAACGCGCTAGGGTAGTATCGGTGTTGACATACTGATCTGCATCAGGCGTGTAGGTGATGCTCCAGTTATTCTCATGGTAAGCTCGGCCATAGGTATCAACCATGTCTTTGAACACTTGGAGAGTGGTCTGCTTGAAGTTCGCCTTCACATATTCATACTCCTTGGGAGTCTGATTTGGCGCGTTCTTGGCGAATAGTTCGTAGGGGAATACCCCTTTCTGAGCATGTATCCTGATTTGATCGAGCCATTTAGCCGATAGGTTGTAACCAGGATAATAACTAGGCAAGTGGTGGCCATGGTCATCATCCTGCCGAAACAAGGTGATTCCTTTGGACTTCTGCCCTTTATTGCGTATCGATGTCAATTCATCGACCAAATAGGATAACTGCTCAGGGGTCAACATTAGAACTTGGGTTTAGTGGGTGGCTTCGGCCTAGTCCTAGGCTTACTACCTCCGCAAGATGAACATCCTTTCATGATAGTGTAGTTATATAAGAGTTAGTGAGGTCAACCGTTGTGCCTGTTCCGAGCAATGTCTTGGCAGGTATGGGATAGTTATATCGGCTGCGGCGCAACTGTTGCCAATTTTGCAACACTGGCCTGTAACCTTTATAATACTTGCTTTTGAATTCAACATCTTGCTCAAAGTAATAGGAGTAGTGATGATACTTTTGCGGTAAGACCTTGTAGCCATCCTGCCCTTCCATGATTGGTGGTTCGTGGGTAATGAACTTCTGTCCATGCCACCACCACAATCGTGTACTAATGCCATCGCCCCAAGATCCTTTCCCCACCAACTGTCTGCCATCGCTATCCTTGCAAAGATAATGATAAAATTGAAAGCCTCCAGCAGTATTTGAGCCACTACCAAGCATAGTTTCAGCCTCGGTCAAGTCCGATTCAGTCCAATGCTCATCGGCATCCACCTGCCAAAGCCATCCATCAGGATTGCCTTG